CCTGCGTGGCGAGGCTCTCGACCCAGTCCATCTGCTGGGTCATGTGCATGCGCGTGTATCGGTTCGCCTTCTCATAGGCCTTCTGCGCCGCCTGGCCGGCGTTGTTCGCGATGCCTGCGTCGAGGTCATCGGACAGCGATGCGTAGAGCCGCTTGAGCAGCGCTCGGCTTTCGTCTGCGACGAGGACCGGATTGCCGAGCTTCTCGCCGATCTCCGTCCGCAATTTTCGGAGCACCTCGAACGGGAGCTCGCCACCTTTGGCGTCGGCATTGAAGCGCTTGAGCAGGTCTGCGGCGTCCTTGCCGTACTTGGCCCCGAGCTCAGGGGCCGAGGCGAAGACGGCCGCCTCGTCGTTGAGGAGCTTGAAAGTCGAGTCGGCCCTGACCGGCGTTTGCTTGGAGAAGAACTTGTAGACGTCGCCGTAGAGCTGATCCTGCCTGTCGCGAAAGCGCTGGGCGGCTTCCTTCAATCCGCCGCGCAAGGCGTCGGCCATGCCCTGACCTTCCATCGGCGTGCCGACGTTGGTGGCCGCACGGCGCGCGGCCTGCGTTACCTCGTCGATCGTCTGCGTGTAGGCGTCCTTCATCACGCCGGCGCCGCCGAACGAGCCCGCCGCGGCCTCCGCAGACTGCACGACGCCGCTGCCAGAGACCGCGCCTGCGCGCGGCGTGACGCCCTGGCGCTCGAAGGCTCCGAGGGCATCAAGCGCCTGCCCCCCGCCGCCACCGAGGACACGCTTGAGACCTTGCACTGCCAGCTGCGGAACGTAGCTGCCAGCGGCGTTGACGCCGAACGTCGTGGCGGCGTCGGCCGCTTGACGCCCGCCGGAGCGCGTGTCCACGCGCCCCTCAACCTGCGTCGCGTAGAGGTTCTCGAGCTCGCGGCCGATGGTGGCGCCAGTAGCCGCTGTAGCGGCGCTGGCCTTCGGCCCGCCGCGAGCTGCCAGAAGGCCTCCGATCACGCCACCTGCAATCTCGGCCGCCTCAGGGCGCAAGCTGAACAGGTCGCCGACGTCGAGCCCGCGCGGGTTGTAGATCGTCTGCTGACCGGTCTGCGGGTCGGTGAAGACGAAGTTGTCGTCGCCCAGCGGCCTGGCGTCGGGGTAGTAGGCCTGCAGCGTCGCGAGCCTGTCTGCCGCCGGCGCGCCGCCGACCGCAGCCCTGACCGAGCCCGGCGCGCCACGCATGTCGATGTTCAGAGAGCGCCCTGCCGATCCGGCAGGAACGACTATCCTCGCGTCTCCGTAGTCGATCTGGGGAGGCGTTGCGCGTCCTGCAGGAACGACAATCCGGCTGTCACCGTAGTCGATGTCGGGCATTGCGACCTCACTTCACGCGAATGTTGCCGAGGTGGTCGCGGAACATCTGGCCGCGGGGCAGCCGTTCGACGTCCTCTTGGGTGCGGGTGATCGGCAGGGTGATGGCGGGCGGCGCATCGACCACGTTGCCGACCTTCAGCCCGCGATCGCGCGCGATGTTCTCGTACTGCGACCTGACCGCGTCGTGCTGGCGCTGCCACGCCAGCACGCGCGTGTTGAGCTCGTTCATCAGCGCCATGCGGATCTCAGGCGTCAGCCTCGCGCCGCCGTTGATCGACTCGACCATGCCCTTGAGGCGATCGAACACGCCGCCGGTCCGCGCGATCATCACCTGCTCGCCCTCGCGGACGACGGAGCCGGGGTCCATCGCCTTGGCGAAGGCGTAGACGAGATTGAGGTCGCCAGCGAGCGTGTTGCCCGCGGTCGTGGCGGAGTTGAACGCCGTCACGACCTCCTTGTAGCCGGTGACCTCCGGCATCTTGACGTAGTTCTGCCGAAGCGTGTCCTCCATCGACGCCGTCTTCTCGGCGTCTCGAGGCGCGCTGTAGACGACGCTGGGAGCGCCAGGCTGGCCCGCAGGAGCGCCAGGCGCCACCGGAGCACCGGGAGCGCCGCCACCGGCCGGAGGCGCGCCTGCGCCCATCCTGGGCGCTCCTGGGGCCACTGGGACGCCAGGCGCAGGGATCGACACGAAGCTGTCGCCGATGCGCTGCGGCGCCCCGTAGAAGCTGCCCGCCGCCTGCGCTGCGGAGGTGGCGCCGGCACGAGCGGCTCGGGCGGCGTCCGGAACCGCCCAGAACGATCCGGCCTCCCGGGCGCCCGCCTCGGCTCCGGCACGCGCCGCGAGCTCTGGCGTCGAGACCGCGTCGAAGCGCGCGCGCTCGGAGGCGCCTGCGGTGGCGCCGGCGACCAGCGCCTTGAACTGTGGCGTCTCGGCGGCGAGCTGGGAGATCGCCGCCTCGCGGACCAGCTGGTCTGGATGGTTGAGGTTGGCCTGGTAGTCGCCGATCTTCTTGGCGAGGTCGGTCTTCGACCAGGCATCCTTCGCCATCGCACCAGTGGCCGCCTCGGGGTTCGCCATGACCAGCGCGCGCTGCTGCGGCGTCATCCCCTGCGTCAGGTCCGTCAGCGCCTGCTGCTGGCGCATCTGCTGCATCAGCTTGGTCGCGCCGACATACTGCGACAGCGCGTTCTGCTGCGCGGCCTGGTAAGCGTTGAGGCCGGACATCATGCCAGCCCCCAGCGCGCCACCGAGCGACCGCGGCTCGTAGGACGGGCCGCCGGCCGAGAGCAGGCCGGCGCTGGTGGCGAGCAGGCCCTGCGTCAGCGGACCGCCAGGGATGCCGCCGAGGAGGCCGGCGAGGAGCTCGTCTTGCGTTGCCATTCGCTCCTCCTCTCAGCCCATGCCGAAGATGTTGCCGTTGGCACCGCGCAGCAGGCCCGGCGCGGTGAGCCCCCCGCCCCTGCCGAACAGCATGTTCCCGAGCCCTGCGGCGCCGGTCGCCAGCCCGAGGCCTTCGGCCAGCGGGTTGGAGAACACCGGGCGCGTGTCGGTGCCGGTCGAGCCGAACTGGCCGCCGCCGACGAGCGCCATGTACTTGGCGAGCTTCTCGGCCGGCGTGTTCTGCTCGAAGTTCCAGCGGTTGACCTGGTCCTGCAGCTCCGCCTGCGACTGCTGCCGGCGAGCATCGCCGACGCCCGCGAGCGCGTTGAAGTCGGCGTAGTCCTGAGCGGCCATCGCCGGCGCCATGCCGAGCGCCTGCATCTGGCGCGTGCGCTCGTCGCCGTAGTTCGCGAAGGCCATGTTCTGGGCGATCTGCCCGACGTTGCGCGACAGCACATCCATGTTCGCCCCGCTGCCAAGGCGGCCGGCGGCGGAGAACCGGCTCTGCACGGCGTCGATCGTCGGCTGCGCCGCGTTCTGGATCGCCTGCTGCAGGTACGGGTTGCCGCCCGACAGGAACGAACCGCCGAGCGTGCTGGCGAGGTTCTGCTGCGCAGCGGCGGTCAGCGGCGAGCCCGCCAGCGCCCGCTGCTCGATGCCGCGGAGCGCCATCTCCTGCTGCGGCGCGAAGCCGACGACCGTGCTCTGCGGATAGTACTGTGGCAGATCGCTCTGGTAGAGCCGCTGCGCCTCGTTCGCGCCGTACTCGAGGAACGGCTTGATGAACGCCGCAGGCTCGGTCGTGCGATTGGACGTCACATACTCGGTCTTCGATCCGCCACCGCTCATCTCATAGCCCTCTCGTCATCAGCACGCGCACGTCTGCGTGCCTGAGTTTCTTGAGCCAACCCTTGCGCCCGATGATCTCGAGCCGCGCGCAGCCGTTCTGCCGCGCCCAGCCCTCGACCTGCCGCTCGATCTCCTTGATTCCCTCGAGGTCTCCGGCGGCCAGCCACACCCGGCATGCACGCAGCAGCGGGTAGCTGATGACCTCGGTGACCGCGGCGCTGTCGCCGTGCATCCAGAGCTGCGCCTGGCCTACGACGATCGCGTCGAAGACGTCCCGTTCGCTGTGCGTGCCGCCGTGATCGATTGCCGGCGCGAGGATGCGTCGCGCCTTCTCCCAGCTAGCCGAGAACGACATAGCTGAAGGTGCGGTCCGTCTGGGCGTTGTTCGCGTGCGTCAGCGTGAACGTCTGCTTGCCGCGCGCGCTCACATAGAGGCCGCCGATCGCCGCGGCGGCATTGGCCGTGCGCGGCATGAACAGGATCACGCTGTCCGGTCCCGCCCGCAGATCTGCAACTGTGGTCGTCGCCGAACTAGCCGTGAGCGTGAAGGTGCCGATGGAGTTGATCTTGCCGTCGCGCACGCTGTTGACGATCTCGTACAGATCCCGCGGGCCATGCGCGAGCGGCAGCGCGCGAAATTGGTTGTCTGCCATCAGCGCCTGCCGGTCCTGCTGGCCGCGAAGTCGACGCCATAGGCCTGCGTCCACTCACCCGTCAGGTTCAGCCTGACGCGATGGAACTTGTTGGCCGAGCGCACTGGGCAGAAGCCGGCGGCGTTGAGCGACGACGCCGCGCCGTAGCTCACGCTGTCCTGCTGGCGCGCGCGCTCTCCGACCTGCACGGTCACCGTGCCGCCGGTCGTGTGCGGCGTCACCTGCGTGACCAGCGCGTGGCCGCCGTCGACCAGGTTCGCCTCGCCAGTCTCGATGGTCGCCTCGAGCGACGAGCCGGTGAACGTGCCGATCTTGCTGTCCACGCCACCGCCGAACACGAACTTGCCGAGCTTGAGCGACGAGCTGTCGAGCGACACGCCGAGCGCGTCGAGCGAACCGGAGATGCTGTCGAGATCGTCGAGCGTGTAGGACGCATTGAACAGCGCCCCGACGAAGTCGTTGGTGACCTCGGCGTAGCTCCATTTGTCGATGGCGTAGTTGTAGATGATCAGCCTGTCTGGCGTTCCGCCGCTCTGCGCGGAGGGAAACGACCAGGTCACGATCTGGTTGAGCGGATCGACGGCGGCGGTGATCCTGTCGCGGTAGGCCGCGTTCGAGTTCTCGAAGAACCAGCGGTTAACCCGCTCGCTGCCGATCGGCCGCGAGGCGTTGCCGTCGAAGGCATAGAACCCGTCGGACGCGATGTAGAAGCAGGTCGCGCCAAGCTGCACCACGCTGCCTGGGTACTCGCAGCCGCGCGCGGTCTCGACCCGGTCGAACTGGAAGACGAGCGGCGAGCCGACGTACTGCATCCGCACAATCGCGCGCTCGAGGAACACGACCCCGAACTCGCCACCGCACAGCCCCGTGACCGCGCCGGCATCGGCTATGTCCTGGTAGTCCGCCTGGTTGCGTCGTTGATCGCCGACCAGCGCACCCTGTATGGCGTGGTCGTGCCGCTCTCGGTCACGTTGGCGCTCACGACGAAGTCGCGCACCGTGGTGATGAACTTGGATGACAGTCCTGCGACGAGGTCGGCGAAGTTGCCGCCGCTGGTGATCGAGATCGACTGGATCGCGTCTGCGTTGTTGCAGGCGATGAGCCGGTCGCCGAAGGTCGTGAAGTAGAACCTGTCGGTCGAAGCCGTCGCGTAGCCGCCGCTCTTGCTCACGTCAGACAGCGCGCCGGTGCTCTTCGTGAACTTCCAGAGCTTCGACAGCCCGCCGGCGTAGATCGT